CGTATCCCACGCTGCTTCACCGTCGCCGGTGATCTTCGCCATCTCTTTGAGCGTGCCGCCCGACGAGGTAGCCGACACAAACGAAATGCCCGCCCCGTAGCCGTTGTAACGGCCTTCGGCCCAGATTTGCGTGCCTGAGACTGTGGTTGTGGCGTCGGCAACGTGGAGTTTGTCGCTGGGAGCGATGGTGCCGATGCCCAGACCCGTGGAAGTGAGTGTCGCTCGGATTGAACCTCCCGCAATCAACTTCATAGCGTCACCGACCGCTCCAACCGACACATAACCCTCACCCGTCGTGGCGGTGTCTCGCATATCCAGATAGGAACCAGCAGCAGACGACACAATCCCGATGGGGCGGTTATCGGTAGTGCTGATATGGAGGGGATAACTAGGCGAGGTGGCCCCTAGGCCCAGTTTCGATGCCGTCCCAAGAATCAAATCATCAGTGGACTCATCCCACAGCATGTAACCATTCGTCGCCGTCGCACCAAAGAACTTGACATCGTGACCTGTGTCATCGACACCAACAGTTACCGTGCCGTTGAACTGCGAAGTGCTACTGGCAATCAACGCCTCCGTGACAGTCAACGCACCATCCATCGTTGTCGTTTGGCCCGATGCACCAATGTTGGGGGCGTTGTTGGCCCACGTTGTAACGTCCGTAAAGTTCGTATTCATCTGCGACGCTACAATAGCGGTACCGGCAGAAAACGAATTGGTGATTGCTAGATCAGCCATTTACCTGATTCTCCTTGTTCTATACATTCCGACGAGAGAAGTCATCCCCCATTTACCGCGCGCTCCCGTCGTGGGGTTAACGCTAAACCTCACTGATATAGCCCGTGCTGTCCCAGCCGTAGGCCACCTAAAAAATTTGTAAACCTTAGACAGCCCCTCAGACGACCATACACCGTTGCCGTCGGTACCGGCGTCGTTTACCCATGTGGCTGTACCCCATACAGAAGTGGACCCTTCGCCTACAATCGTTTTGGAATCAATGATTGTTCCCGAAGCGAGACTGTAGTCCTTGTAAACGGTGTAGTCGATAGTGACAGTGTTTTCTGCCAACATGACTGTCCGTGTCTTCCCCCACCTTTTTGGAAACGTGGGACGGTTCCCTGACAACCAGCGTGTCTGATAGTGGGAAAAGATTTCCCCAACATTGTCCCACTTGGATGGGTCAAAATCTCCCGCAGGGGCACTAATAGAAGTATTGGCTTTAAAAAAGCCGCCATCGTTGGAAACATAATCTCCTGAAGAGTACGCGGTGCCACTCTCAGCGTAAGCGGCAGCACCCCCGTAGTCGTCGGCGTCTGCTTCTTGTTCAAACTTCGACACCCGTGTAAACGCTGCTGTACCGTTCCAATCTGATGTTACGCCCAACGCCAAATGTGTACCCCCCGGAGGACGATACGAAAACAGTGTCCGGGCGTTAATGTCGTATCGGGTCCATGCCCCGGCCTGACCCAAAGACGGGTCCCAAACAAACACGTTGCGCCGGTTTGTTTGCGCACCACCGGCAGCACCTTCACCCGACTGGTAGTCTACAGACAGCCACAGTCGTTCATCAAACCACATCATCGACGGTTGTGTAGTAAACGTCAACGCAGACAAACCAATAGCGGGACGCAAACGTGTGAAAACGTCTGCCACGCTGTCACGGGTCAACAGAAACAAACCGTCGCGGGCATACCACACAAACACGCCATGCGGGGTGGACACCGGTAGACATCCGTCGATGGAGCCAATAACCCGTGTCAGATTCTGAACTTGGTAGTCGTCGGCAGAAAATCCGTACACCGCATAGACTGCGTTCTGTTTAAAAACGAGCAAACGGTCACCATCAGCCACAATGCCTGTTATACGGTCACCGTGTTCACCAATGTCGATGTCAATATAGTCTGTCGCTGTCCAATTCTCTGCATCATTAATTTTAGAGAACCTGACCCGGTTCGCATACGTTGTGCTGCTCTCCACCGTGTAAGCAACCCAGATTCGTTCACCCCATGTTGTCGCGTAGCGTGCAGTGGGGAAATGGCCGTCTGAACCGTCAATGTCAGGGGTCAAACGTGTAATGTCGTTTGCGCCACTCCACTTAACCGTACTGTACGATGTTGAGAACAGGGCACCGTTGCCAATATAGGTGAAATCGTTGAACGTCACAAAGAACGGTGCCGTTGTTCCCGTCAACGTTGCCGTTGTACTGGAGAGTTCCATGTCGGCAAAGTTGCCGCCGGTACTGTAATGCAATTCCACAGTAGAACCGCCGCTGCTAAGGCACGCTGCGAGAATCTGGTCTGCACCGCCGCCGACAGGCGTTTCGCTGTGACTCCCCAACGCAATGATGCTGTTGGGCAATGCCGTGCCGTTCAGGGCGTCTATGCTGTCGCGGCGCTCCGCGCCGCCCCGCGGATCAACAGTGATGTTGAGCATCGCAGGAGATTCGTTGTATGCAAGGTTGAACTGGTCAGCACGCAGGTTTAACCCGCCACGAAAGTCGGGTAATTCCTCATACCGATAGTCTTCGGCGCCAGCAACAGGGGGAATAGCGGTAGCGAGGCTCAACGCTACTCCCAAGAATAACGAAGACGGTTAGGCAAAATTGCCTGACTCAGCCACCGGCTAGCGCGGCGACTATTCAACACCACCGGCTGCGGCGCGGGTGTACTCTTGTATCGTGCAGTCAAATTGTCCAGTTCACCCACAAACGCAACATAGTACTGTTGCGCCATCCCTGAGTCTTCCTGCTGCTGATAGGCACGATAAATGCCGTACAGGCTTAAAACATTGTCAAAGGGGTCTGGCAAATCAGGAGTATCTGTGTTCGCAATGGCAGCACGATAAATAGCGGTATTGCCACCAAACTCAATAGCGTTACGGTAACCACGAGCATATATCGTTGTCCCCGCCGAGGGCGTCGGATACAACCGGAAAGAATCTCCCCATTCTGACCAGTACCACGGGGCACCTGTCGTGTTGGAATCCAACGGGTAAACAAGGTCCCCATCGTCCCTCCCCAAATACTCCAACACATGATTGTCTGTCATCAAATGATTAACTTCACGAAACCCCGGAGTTAAACCTGTCACAGAATCAATATCGACAGTAATATTTACTCCGACCTCTGCTAACGTATAATCCTTCTGAGACGCCACGGTAGTGAACGTTGTGTTTACCTCGTAAAAGGGCCAACGCTTTTCGGAGTAGACTACGGCATCATAGCCTTCCCTCAGGAACGTGTTCAGGGTCGTGTCCGCTATATCCGTCGTGTCGATGTCTACAACGTTGCGGATGTAGTCCCGCATTTCGCTTAATTGCACACGCCCCCCTATACTCTATGAAACGAGCAGTGTTCGCTGTCTCCAACGGGGCGACCCTTGCAAGGCTCACCGTTCTTTTTCGTCGCTGCGCACAAAGTTGGCTTCGCCTCAACAGGCTGAATAGTGTGTGTGCTGGTGTTAGCCACCTGCGTTACATCACGGCTGTATCCAACTGTTTGCGGACGCGGAGTAGCGTTCCGAAAACCGGTCGCTGGTTGCCCATAGGGGCGCATCCCAGACTTGTATGCCGCCGAACGAGTACGCATTCTGCCAATCCTCCTAAGTGCGTTGGGTGGGGGCCACCGAAGCGACCCCCACCTTCCACATATGTTTATTGGGCTATGCCGGGGTAATCCCGTACATGAAGCCCTGACGGGCACGGTTACTCGTCGTGAACTCTCCGTAACAGAGAAGTTGCGAGAAAACCGAATCCTGATCGGTTGGGCGCACGAACGGCGTCGGCTTGAACCAAACGTCGCTGTGTGCAACCAACTGAAGGTACTTGGTGTTCAGGAAATAAAACTTTCCTTCACCAGCCAACGTACCGTCAAATGTTACAGGACAGCCCTTGAACATGAGGTTCTGGAAACCTGCATCTGCTACCTCAGTATCGGTGTAGCGGATGTTCTGGTCCAGCAGAGCCTCATAGGCTTCGTACTGGTTTTGGCCTGTGATAGCAATGGTCGGCTGGTCATTACCAACTGAACAGTTGTTATACAGGGTCGCCATCGACGCAACAGTAATTGCTGCGCTGCCTTGATTGGTGACCGCAGACCTCCACCACGAGTTGTCCGCATCGGTAGCATCAATGCCACCGGGGGAACCCGTGGAACCGACCAGAGACGAAAGCCCCTCCATGTCCTTGCTGCTGTTTCCAGTACCGTTGCCGAAAAACATGGTGTTCATGTTCTCAATGATTGTTTCCTGCGTCTGGAAAATCTTGCCTTCCAGCAGGTCAATAATCTGAGCCTCACCGTTGTTCTTCGCTTCTTCGATACCGCTAATCGTCACAGTGGCCGCATACTGCTTCCAGTCATACTCAGCGGCAGAAATGCCAGTCTGAGCAGTCGTGGAAATAGTGTCCGTGCCGCTGTACGATCCAGCAGTGCTGTTGGTTCCATAAATCACTGGAACCACAATCTTTGCACCACCCGAAATACGCCGAATTGTCTGACCGTTCGTCAACGCATAGAACAATGGCCTAGCGGTGAAGATGTTGTCAGTAAGTTTCGGGACGTAGTTTTTTAGGGTGGTGGAAAGAATCTCATCAAAGTTGCTGTTACCAGCAGCCATAAATTCTTACCTCCTAATAGTTTACGTATGTTGCTTCTTGGCAAGGTTGAATGCCTCACGGATAGACGACGCCTTCGCAGGGGCTTTTTCTGAAGCCGACCCTGCCTGCTTGGAACCTCCCGGCTCCACAACAGAAGCATCACGCTTCGCCCCCAACCGCTCCTGTTCCTTCTCCAACTTGCCAGCACGCTGAGCAACATCCCCGTACTGCATATGTGTTAATGCAGCCTCAAGGTTGTTGATCTTATGCTTTACCGCATGTCGGAACAAAGATTGAGCGTCAAAGTCTCCGTACTGTCTCTTAAG